TCTGCTATCAAACACATTCCAATCTTTACCATAAATATCAATTGGTAAATTTGTATCTAATATTTGATGCACTAAATTATTTCTAAATTCGTATAATGTTCCATCTTGTGGTTCGTGATGCGCAACAATAAAGCTACATGGTTTTGTTTTTTCGATTTTTAAATTAATTGCATCTTCATAATCTAATCCCGTCCAATTAAACATCATTGGTAATTGATTATTTGTTGGAGAAATAAATTCTGCGCATTTGTTATTCCAATCTACAAAATTTACACTCCATGTTGGCTCTTGCGATATTACAAAAATATTTTCTTTGCTTACTTTTATATCGCCATCCCAATTATTAAATATAAATAACTTATCATAACTATCATCTAAAACAAATTCAAAATTAATTGCAAATTCTTTTGGTGCAAATTGTCTAATGACTTCACTTGTCAATCGTTTACTATCAGCATAATTGCTGACTAATCTAATTTTTAGCATAGGTGTTTAATTTTAATTTTTTTAACTGCGCAATATGTAGCAAAAAATCTTTCACAAATGAATGAATGCATTGGATAATAAGGAACGCCGGTAACATTTTGCAATTTTGTTCTGTTTAATGAATAAGATTTATATTTGGTGTCAGAATATAATCTTTCTTGCAACCAAATATCTTCTGTATCATTCATGATTTCAATTAAAGGTTGTAGCCATGTTTTAATATAATCTTCATAAATATCAGATTTGGTCACATGCGCATTCTGATAGATTGTAGGCATATCAATTTGACTGATTTTAAGACCATTAAAACGATTAAAAATGTATTGCGCAGTTTGTATTATGCCGCTATGCCATTGTTCTGCTACGCGCCACAAATTAGGTTGCGTATGCGCTTTATAGAATGTGTATGTTTCCATATTTGGAAACTTATCAATATCATTCAAAAGGTTTTTTAGCCAATAAGAATTCTTTTTTTCAAATTGCCATGATAGAACGGAAAAATAATCGCAATCTTTATGCGATCCTGCGGCAATCAAATCTAAAATAATATGATTTTCAAATGCAGGTTGTTTGGGTTTACCATCGTACCATGTATTGTCATAAGGTATAGCAAAATCTTGTAGGTGTTTTTTGCTATTATCATCAAAATATATTTGATGAATTATTGTTTTTGTAGCCATCTCCATGCTTTTGCGTAACAACTTCCGCACCCAACGATTAATTTATTACCGGTCTGTTTGCGGTATGTATCAAATAAGATTTGCCAATTAGGATTATTTTTTGCAACCTGCATTCCGCCATTGTTTTCAAAATAATTTTTTAATTCTTGGATATCCATTGGTTAAATGGATGCGGCTTTTCCCCCAAAATTTTTTTTAATATTAATTTATAACCGCATCCAAAGCAAATGTAATAATTAAAATTGAAATGCAAAATTTTTACAAAAAAAAAGAGGGGCTCATGCCCCCCCTTTCCATATTGCTATTTTTCGCCTTCAGCACTTCCATCCTTCGATGCTTATGCTCCGTTGCCTTCACTTCGCAATCCCAAGTTATATTCCTTTATAATGTCTTAACTTCTTGTCTGCCAAAGACGGCCTACATATTAAAACTTCTTTCCTTGAAACTACTTCTCTGCGAAATATTTTTATTAGAAATTAAACTAATTTACTTTCTAAATATGCTTTTGTTGCTGCGTAACTTGTTACAAAGAAATCCGGTGCTAACAATTGCTCTCCGCCCATCGGTTGTGACAAAGTTACATTCCAACTATTGTCATCGCCAATTAATACGCCGGTCGCTTTTGTTAATGCAGTAATTTCTAATCCTGCGCTTTCGCCATACAACTCAAATGTTCCGTTTGTTTTTTCAATTACTACGAACATATCATCTAATAATTTCAAGTTATCCCAAACATTTTTAGCGTCTTGAGTTTGTTGTTGAAATTTACCGGTAATTGTTTGAGTAAATGATTTAATATTATTTTCGCCGGTTTGCAATTCTTGTGATGCTCCTGCGCTTTTTGTTTTAGCACAAAATTTATACAAGTAATTGTAAGGCTGCAATCCAATCGCAGTAACAACGCCTTCAACATCTTTTGTAAACCCACTATCAGTTAAATCCGATAGCGAGCCTACATAAATATTTTTTGCTTTAATACCGCCAACTGATTGTAAATCTTCGCAGGTAGCACACGCTAACCCACTAACTATTCCACATGGCATATTCTTATCTCCTATTTTTTAAATTAAAAATTATGATAATGCAATTACGGTTAACTCTCCGTAAACATATTGCGTTCCCATTTTGAATTCCGCATCAATGTAATTCATCTTGTCTTGTTTTACATAATAGAAATCTAATGTGTTAGTATCAGAAATTGCATCAGTACCAATTACTAAATTTTGATTGTATGTATAAACTGCACGATGAGTATGATTTAAGCTATTTGCAGAAATGATTTGTGACCATCTCGATTTTTTATAAACTGCGATACCTCTAAACATTAACATTCTTGCGCCTGCTTCAACCATATCCCATGATTTATCTCCGCAGCATGCATCTTCTCTACAAGTTAAATAGTTATTGTATAACTCTCTTGTCAATGCAAAGTATTTATCTGCTTCCGGCATTTGGTCTAATAAATCAGAAGCAGCATCGTACATTGAACGCATTGTATCTAAAGCAGTACAATCAGCTAATGTTGATGCGATTGCAACTTTTTCAATTTCATATGCGTTTGCACCTGCAATTAATCTTGTCCAAATACCATTACATGAAGCTAAAGTATCGTTTGTTGAATTTACATCTCCAAACCAAGCAATGTCATAAACATCTAAACGCAATGCGTTTTTTACTTTATCTAAAATATAACTTTCTACTTCAGTACCGGTTAAATCAGTTAAAGCGTTTCCGGTCTTTAACCACTCTTCCATGAAAGTATTTGCTAAATTTTTAGCACATTGATTTAAATTTACTTTTAAATCGCAAACCGAAAGTTCTTTGTCAAATACATTGACAACATTTCCTGCTACATCGCGACCACATCCTACATCCGGTCTAACTACGCCCGAAAGGATATTATCTAATGCTAATTGTCTTTTTGATTTAATATCTAATATGATACGGAATTCACTTGTTAATTCCGGTGTGTTGAATGTTGGTATAACCAACACTTCGTTCGCTTGTTGTCCGCACCAAGCGACATCTACATTTAATACATCTGCCATTTTATTCTTTTTTTATGTTTTTAAAATTATTTGTAATCGTTTCTTTTCTTTTCTGCAAAGCTATCAAATGCAGAAATACTTTTCTTATTGTGTGCCGGTGCATTATCATTGATAGATACGCCTGCATTGGTAATTGTTGACTTTAATGCTTTAAATTCTTTTTCCATTTTAGCTTTAAAATCTGCACTTGCAGTTTCAACAACTTCTTTTTCTTCTTTTAATGCAGTAATTTCAGCAACTAATGCTTCAACTTGCGCAGTTAATTCTGCAACTTTTGCCTCTGCTTCATTAGGCATTGGCTCTGCTGCTGCTTCAATGTCGCGTATTTCAATAATTACCCCTGCTGCATCTACAACAATAATTTTTCCTGCTGCTAACGCATGCTCTCCTTCCGGCGCATGTTCAGTCATTGTTTCATCTAAATAAGCCTCTTTGCCTACTTCTAATTCGCCATCTCCGTAAATGATTGTCATACCATCTGCTAAAGGCTCAACAAAGTTTTTTGGCTCTGCGCCGGTTAAGGCTTCTTCTATTGCTTTAAATGCAGAAGCTAACTTTGCATTAAAGCCGATATTATTTTTTTTCATGTTTATATTTGGATTAAAATTTCCGAATGCTGCAACCGGCATTCTAACTGCATCTACAAATCCTAAAGATTTTGCTTCTTGCGGTGTCATGTATGTTGTTTTGTCCATCAAGACTTTTATTTCTTCAACACTTCTGCCGGTTTTATTTGAATAATTTTGTGCAAGGATTGTATCAATTTGTTTTAATGCTTCCGCTGTACTTTCAATTTCACTTGCTGTGCCTTGCGCGCCACCGCTTGCATTGTGTATCATGTATTGCGCAGTCTCTGACATCTCAACATAATCTGCTGCCGATGCAATTAGCGTTGCAATTGAGCCACAAAAGCCATGGATGTATGCAGTAACTTTTATTCCGGCATCTTTTAAATCATTATAGATTGAAAATCCTTCATAAACGCTACCACCTCTTGAATTAATAATTAACTTCAATTCTGCTGCATTAATTTTCTTTGCTGCATCAATTTGGTTACGAACATACTCGGCAGAAATCTCGCCTTTTTCGGTACCAATATCTTTATTGATTAGTAAATTATAAATTTCCATAAAACAAAAGTAGAATTAATGTTATTTAATTTTTTGTAAAGTTTTTACAATTAGATTTTTTTTATAATATAGATAATAGCATGAATACTCTTGCTATATTTTTCTGCTAAATCAGAATAAACCATCATTAATGGCTTTTTATTTCTGCCTTTAACATTTTTTTGCTCTTCAAATTCGCATTTAATTAAATAGCGTTCCATATCGCCGGTTGTTAATGCGCATTTTTCTGCTAAATGATAGGCAACTTCTCTGCATTCGCCAAAAGTTGTGTCTATTCTTGTATAAAACTCTTTTTCAATATTCATTTTCCTTGACCTTTATATTTTTTTGGTTGAAATTTTTTTGCCTTTGCTGCTCTTCCGGTTTTTCTTTTACCGAAATTAAGTTTTATTTTTTGTATTAATACTTTTGCCTTTGCCATTATAACGATGTTGAGGTTTCTATTGCTTGAATTCTATTTTGTACTGAAGTTATTTCTGAAACGGAAACAACTAAATTAAGATTTTTAATTGCCTCTACAATTCTATCGCTTTCGTTTGATATATTATTAGTATTAATCATACCGCCATCAGCAAATCCCGGTACACCTATTTTTTTAAATGTCCTCGCTCCGCCTAATGCAGCTTGTTGATGTTGATTTAAAATTACTTCTCCGGTTTTAATAGTTGCTAATAAGTTATCTCCATTGCTGCGCTTAATTGGGATACCCATCCCTTTAGTTATTTTAGTTCCGGATAATCCGCCATTTGCAAAACCATTAACTAATCCGCCCTCTGCAAATGCAGGGACAAATTGTTGTGAATTTACTGCGGATAATTGAATTAAACCTTGCGCAATTGCAAATGCCATTTTAAAATAATTTCCAAGCGATTTTATAACATTTAATGCAGTTGTGATAATAATTTGAGCAATTGCATATTTTTTGTCATTTTCAAATTGCTTGCGTTTAATTTCGTTTTCTTGCCTTAAAGCATTTTTTTCAATTTGCAATTGCCTTGCATCAGCTTTTTCTTGTAATTGTGCCTCTTGTAAATCGCCTTGCTCTTTTGTTATTAAACCTTTAGCGATATTATCTTTGATTAAAATTAAATCTTTATTTAATTGATTTTTTAATGCTTCGTTTTTTGCTTTAGTTGTTCTTTCTAATTGATTTAACTCTTTTTCTGCTGCTGCATTGTTTGCATCTTGTAATGCGCCTAAAACCATTTGACTAACTGCTGCAACTTTTTCAGCACGCTCTTTAAAATCTGCTTCTGCATCATCTGCGGATTTTTTTCTTGCTGCATCAATTTCATTTATGCTTTTAATTCCATTTTCAGTTACTAAATTTTGATATGCTATTCGCAATTTAGCAATCTCTGCCGCGTTTTTATCTGCATTTTTAGTATCTGCTTCTAATAAAGCAATTTGTTTGTTTAATGTATCAATTTGAATTGCATAAACATCATCAGCATACCTTTGTTGCGCTGCTAATTTAGCATCAGCATTTCCATTCGCTGCATCTAATTCAACCATGTATCTTGTTTTAGCATCAGCCATCAATTGGTCATTAACATTTTCTATTTTAGATTGCGTTCTTTGTCTTGTTTCTACTTCGTTTGTTTCTAATCTTTTATTTTGTTCAATTTGCGCATCAATTTCCATTGATTTTTTTTGGATGCGCAGCTTTGCAATTTGGTCATCTAATTTTGTTAGCTTATTATTTCTTAATGTTAAATCTACAATTTGTTCTTGTATGTTTGCTAATGCTTGGTCTCTTGCTTGCGCATCGTATTGTTCTTGCGTGATTTTTTTATCAGCAAGATTTTGTTTTAATTTATTTAATCCTTCTGCGTATGCTTGCGCAGTATCTTCTTGTTCCGCTTTTAATGCATCTAATTGCCTTTTTGCTCTTTCTTCAATTGCTTTTTTCCTTGCATCTTCCCTTTTTTGCCTTTCTGCTGCGGCATCATCTTCTAATTGGTTTACTCTATTTAAAATTCTTTCTTCAACTTCTGCGCTTTGAGAAGCTATTTCAACCAATTTTAATTTCGCATCAACTTCTTTTTGTCTGATTGCATCTTTAGCAGTGCCGTTATCTACTGCTATTTTTAATTCACGCGCAGCAATTGCAAATTCTTTTTTTGCAATATCAACTTTGCTTTCATAATTTTTTCTTTCAATATCTCCTGCTTGATGTAATATTGCAATCCTTTCAGCATCAGTTTTTGTTCTATCTTTTGAACTGATAATTAATTTTTTTACTTGCGCATCTCCGATTGCTTGTTGAACTTGCAAGTCTCTTTCTGCATCTTCTAAGTCTTGTGTTGCTTGTGCAAGGTTGTAACTTTCTGCGGCTGAATTTGCAATGCCTTCGGCAAATCCACTAAAATCCCCCTGCAATAATTTACCAAGATTTCCCAATACGCCATCAAATGCGCCGGAAATTCCCGCTAATGCTCGTTCAAAAAAATCAAATACCGCTTCAAACTTTTGCATGTAAACAAATAATGCACCAAGAGCAGCAATCAAAATTCCTATTGGATTTGTTTTTAATTTGTTACCAAGTTTATCCAAACCGGTACCGAAGATTGTTACGCCGCCTAATGCTTCTTTGAACGCATCTTTATAATTACCTACATTCCGCACATTGTTTCCAATGGCTGCTTCTTGCTCTTTTAAAGTATCAGTTAATTTTTTTAATTTTTCTGTCTGTGCCTT